ATATTAAGATTAAATTGTGGTCATCAAACCTCGCCAAATATTGGTGGGGTTTTTTCTTTACGCTACAATAAAACTAACTTACTCTTTGGATCGTGGCAGCTACCATAAATGCAACTATAAAAAGTGAAACTGCAAATAGCTATGTCACATTGGCAGAAGCTAATAGTTACTTTGAAACTGTACCTGATTCAAGCACTTGGACCAATAAAACAGACGATCAAAAGAACAGAGCATTAATATCAGCTACTAGAGAAATAGATAACTTGGTTTTTTATGGAGATAGATGTGACGAAGATCAAGCACTTAAATTTCCTAGAACAAATTATCAGGTAGACAGAGTTGAATTAAGTTGTTCAACTATTCCGTTAAATATTAAATATGCACAATATGAATTAGCTAGAGCATTGGCAAATGATACTGATGCTATTACTGGTAATACAGGTACGGCAGGTGTTCCTTCTGAAGTAAAAATCGGTGATTTAGAAGTCAAATATAATAAAAGTTCTCAAAGCACAGGAACTGTAAATAACATTTTTGACGTTTATCCTTGGTTACAAAGTTTTCTTGGAGCATATTGTTCTGGTGGTAGTGGTAGCTATCAGGTAAGAGTAATGAGGGGATAACATGGCAGCTATAGACGACATTTTTGGCTCGATACCAGCACAAGTTTTATCTCAATTTGGTCAAGATATAACTTATGTAAAAACGACAACACCTCGTACATATAATCCTACAAGTGGTGCTGTAACAGGATCTGATACAAGTGTTTCTGTAAAAGGCATAATTTCAGAAATAAATTCAAGTGAAAGCGATGGAGTTTATCAGCAAACAGATTTAAGAGTATTAATTGGTGCATCAGAATTAGGAAATTATTATCCAACACAGGCAGATCGTATTCAATATACACAGGCAGGTTCTACAGTAGAGGGTAAAATAATATCAGTCAGAACATATAGAGGAGATCAACCTGTATATCATTCTTTAGTGGTGAGAGTACAATAATGGCTAGAAGATTCTCTATGTTTAGCAAAGATATAAAAAGGTACGCCACGGCTGTAGTTTATGATGCACCAGCAAAATCATTAGAAAAAAGTTGTTTTGATATGCAAAACCAGGGTCCAAGTTGGTCTGGTAAATTTTCTAATTCTTGGGAAATAAAAGGTATGGGTCAAGTATTAGCTAAAGGTAATGGTCAAGCCTCCGATCCAAAGCGTTTAAAATTACCTAAAAAAAGTATTAATGAAGTATTTTCGGTTGTAAAGAAGAAAAATAGTGTAAAATTCAGCATTTATAATACTTCGCCTTACGCAAAACAAGCTATTGATAAAGAACGTGATTTTTTTAAAAGACCAACAGATGAACCTACAACTAATTTGGGTAAGAGAAAATTTCAAGATTTTCTTGGTAGAAGAAACGGTAAAACATTAAGAGGGCAACCTATATCTGGTAGAACTGCAAAATTAGATTGGTTTACTACTTATAAAACGGGAGGACCTTTTCAAAGTACATTTAATAAAAACTTTAATACTGAAACTAAAAAAACATTTTTATGAACTATCAATCTATTAGAGCAGCAGTAGAAAACCCTATTCTTACAGCTTTTACAAACTTATCTCCTTCAGTTCCAGTATTTTTTGATAATATTACGGCTGCTCCTATAAACAGTACAACAGAATATGTAACAATCAATGTAACATTTGGCATAACAAATGAGCCTACCTTAAATTCAAGTATTGATAATGCCCAGGGAGCTATTGTTATTCGTGTTTTTTCAGAAAAGGGAAAAGGTCCTGCAAGAAATCAGACATTAGTTACTACTGCTGTTAATGTTTTAGAAACATTAAATGACACAGCAAAAACAAATTCTGGAGTATTTTTTAGAATAGGTGCTATTGAAGGTCCAGATTTTTCCACTACAGAAAATCCTCCTTTGTTCCAGGGAAGAGTAGAAACATCTTATATTGCTACAGTTATAAGCTAAACAAATTGCAAAAAACACGCTAATGTATAGGATATACAATTCTTTTTAAGAATCATGGCTGTCACCGCTTTATCTGG